TCCAGCGGTTTATGATGGTGATGAATTGGTTACTGAAGCAGTAATGGGAACACGAAGCGTAGAGGACTATCAAGGTATTGACCAGTCTAAACTTGTTCCGTTATTGGTAGGTGCAATTCAAGAGCTTAGAGCAGAGATTGAACTTTTGAAAGCGAAATAGTTTATATTTGTTATGAATATTAAATAAAATTATCATGAGCAAAAAAGAGAATAAAATTACTGATGACGAGCTAACAACTCTACAAGAACAGGAAAAAAAGAAAGGAGCAATACTCCATGACTTGGGATTATTAAGCACCCAGTCATTTTCGTTACAGGCTATGTTTAGTCAAGTAATGAAAGAGCAAGAAGCCTTAAAAAGCGAATTGGAGGACAAGTATGGCAAAGTCAATGTTAATTTGACAGATGGAACGTATGAATTAGCAGAGGATGGTGAGTAGGAGAGACTTACTTGCTTGAAAATGTAATTTATTTTTTTTATTAATTATTTAGATACTTATGAAAGCAACCGAAATACTAAAAAGACTTATGACTGAGATGACTTCAGTCGAAGTTAAATTTGAGCGCATGGCTCTTGAGAATGGTACAATCTTCGAAGCTGAAAAGTTTGAAGGTGGTAACGAAATCTTTATTGTAACTGAAGAAGCTCGTATAGCTGTACCAGTTGGAGATTATGCTTTAGAAGATGGCAGAGTTATTGTCGTTTCTGAAGAAGGGATCATTGAGAGAATTGATGAAAAGCGTGAAGAAGAAGTTGAAGTCAAAGTTCCTGTTGAGGAAGTTGAGGTTGAGGCTTCTAATGAGGAAGCTCCTAAAAAGGTTATTGAGTCTCAAACTACTGAAAAGCATTTTTCCGAAAAAGATGAGGAAGATAAAATGGCAGTAGTAGAAGATTGGGAAGGCATGGAAAAGCGTATTCAAAATTTAGAAGATGCTGTTGCTAACCTAAAAAAAGATAAGGTTGAGGCTTCTTCTGAGATAGAGGAATTAAAAGCCAAAAACCAAGAGTTGTCTGCTGAGTCAGCAACTAAGCCAATTAAACATAACCCTGAAAATGCTCAGAAAAATGAAGTGCGTGATACTCATAGAGGCCCACTTACATCATTTGAAAGAGTTCTTAATAATTTAAATAAATAATCAAAAAATGGCCACAACGACCACTATTACAACGAGTTACGTAGGCGATTTCGCTTCTAAATATATAAGCGCAAGTCTTCTTTCTAGCCAAACTCTTTCAAAAAACTTGATTGAGATTCTTCCAAATGTCAATTTTAAGACTACTTTACAAACTGTTAATTTAGATGACATTGTTAAAGATGCAACTTGCGACTTTACTCCTACATCTACTTTAACTCTTACAGATAGAGTTCTTGAGGTTGAGCCTTTTCAGGTTAATATGCAGCTTTGCAAAAAAGACTTCTATGCAACTTGGATGGGTGGTCAAATGGGTTCTTCTGCTTATGATGGATTACCTGCTAGTTTTGCTGATTACTTGATTGCTTACGCAGGAGGAAAGACTGCACAACGTATTGAGCAGAATATTTGGAATGGTAACGCTGCTACAAGCGGACAGTTCGCAGGGCTTGTTCCTTTAATGACTGCTGATGGAACAGTAAATGATGTTGCTGCTGTAGCTGGTGGTGTTAATGCTGCTAATGTAATTGCAGAGATGGGTAAAGTAGTTGATGCTACTCCTGCTGCTTTATATGGTAAAGAAGATTTGATTCTATATGTTTCACAAAATGTTGCTAAGGCTTATGTAAGAGCTTTAGGCGGATTTGCTGCAACTGGATCAAACGGATATCTTGCACAAGGAACAATGTGGTCAGGTAGCGATCAATCTTTGTCTTTTGATGGCATTCGTGTTGAGATGGTAAATGGTTTACCTGCAAATCACATGGTAATGGCTGAAAAAAGCAATCTTTTCTTTGGAACAGGTTTACAGTCAGACCAAAATGAGGTTCGTGTTCTTGACATGGCTGACCTTGATGGATCAGATAACATTAGAGTAATTCTAAGGTTCTTCGCTGGTGTGAACTTTGGAATAGGGGCAGATACAGTTTTGTATTCGTAATTTGCTGATATTCAGTAATTTACTCTGTTAAAAAGAAATAATAACATAAAAGGGGGGATGTGGGTTTGTTCCCTATCCCCTTTTTTTATTGAAATAATTAAAAACAAAAAAAAACGAACAGATGGCGTGTAATTTATCAGCAGGCAGAGCTTTACCATGTAAAGATGTAGTAGGTGGAATCAAGGCTGTCTATTTCGCAAATTTTGGAACTTTTGGAAATTTTACAGTAGACAGCGAAAATGTCATTACTGATTTTGATGCGGCATCTGCTGTTCCTGTTTACAAATATGATCTTAAAGGAGAAAACTCATTTGAACAAACAGTAAATTCTTCTAGAGCTACAGGGACTACCTTCTATGAGCAAACTCTTACTATTACTTTGACTCAGTTAACAAAAGAAGATAACGAGCAATTAAAATTATTGGCTTACGGAAGACCACAGGTAACAGTTGTCGATTACAATGGCAATGCTTTCATGATGGGCAAAAAGTATGGCGCAGATGCAAGTGGAGGAACAATAGGAACTGGAACAGCTATGGGTGACCTAAGTGGGTACACAATGACATTAGTTGCTCAAGAAAATCTACCAGCAAATTTCATTAAAGCGACTCCAGCTTCAACAGCTACAAATCCTTTTGCTAATATGTCTTCAGGAACTGTTTCAATTAATCCTTAAATAAAATATAAAAAATGGCGTGTTTAGTATCAGCAGGAAGGGCCTTACCATGTAAGGATGTAGTAGGAGGCATAACAGCAGTCTACTTTGTAAATTTTGACTCTTTAGGAGCAATAACTGTAAGCGCAACAACAGACGAAGTTACAGATGTAGCATTGTCTCCTAGTGTTTACAAATATGATTTAAAAGGTGATTCAAGTTTTGAGCAAACAGTAAACTCATCAAGAGCTACTGGAACTACTTTTTATGAGCAGACTCTTACTTTAACTTTAACAAAGTTGAGTGCTGTAGACAATAAGCAACTAAAATTGTTAGCTTATGGCAGACCTCAAGTAGTAGTTGTTGATTACAACGGAAATGCTTTTATGATGGGATTAGAAAATGGAGCTGATGCTTCTGCTGGAACAATCTCAACAGGAACTGCAATGGGAGATTTAAGCGGTTATACTATGACTTTAGTAGCAAATGAAAAATTGCCAGCTAATTTTATGAGTGGAGCAACTGACGCTGATCCTTTTGCTGGAATGAGTACAGGAAACCCAACAATTGTTGTTGGTACAAACTCATAATATTTAAAACTTATTGTGTTGGTTTTAGATTAGAGGCTTTATGCCTCTTTTCTTTTGCAATAAACTTTAGGTTTTTAGTTACTTAATTACGATGCACATATTACAAGTGTCAACAGGCAATCAAAATATTATTATCATACCTCGTTCTTTTCCAAATGCGGTAACTGTTCAATTGATTGATGAGTCTACAAATACAACAGCAACTCCAACAGTTTCTGTAGCTTCTGCAAATGGTTTTATGACTATGACAGGAGTCTTTACAGTTGTTGATGCGAGATTTTACGGATTAAAGATTTTTGATGGCAACAACTTAATTTATCGTGATAGAGTTTTTGTAACTTCACAAACGAATTTTCCAAAGTATACTGTTAACGAAGGTGTGTACAAGCAGGAGACTTCAAACACTAACGAATTTATAATAGTACCATGAGCGATATTAAAATAGTTAATCTATCAGGTTACACAACACCAATAGTAAAAGAGCAGAGAGGTGAAGATTGGATAGCCTATGGCGAAGACAATTTTTACTTTAATTATTTGATAGATCGTTACAATGGATCAGCGACTAACAATGCTATCATTAATGGAATGTCAGAACTTATTTATGGAAAAGGAATTGATGCTTCTGATAGCAGTAAAAGACCTGAACAATACGCTCAAATGAAATCTTTATTTCAGCCAAAAACAATGAGAAGGGTTTGTTCTGATTTTAAGATGATGGGCCAAGCTGCATTTCAAGTGATTTATTCAAAGGATCATTCAAGGATTACAGAGGTGCATCATATACCTATAGAAAGTTTAAGAGCTGAAAAATGCAATGAAGAGGGTGATATTGAAGCATACTATTACGCTAAAGACTGGAAAGAAGTAGCAAGAAAAAAAGAAACGCCAATGAGAATCCCTGCATTTGGATTTTCTAAGGATGGTATTGAAATTTTATACATTAGGCCGTATCGTGCTGGTTTTCACTACTATAGCCCAGTAGATTATCAGGGAGCATTGCCATTTGCATCTGTAGAAGAAGAGATTGCAAACTATTATATCAACGTAGTTCAGAACAACTTTAGTCCTTCTATGCTCATCAATTTCAATAATGGAGTTCCTGATGAGAATGCAAGGTATGAAATAGAGCAGCGCATAGCACAAAAGTTTGCAGGAAGCTCTAATGCTGGTAGATTTATTCTAGCTTTCAACGATTCAAAGGATATGGCCGCTGATGTTCAGCCTGTTAGCTTATCTGATGCAGCAGACCAGTATCAATTTTTGTCAGATGAAGCATCTAAAAAGTTAATGGTAGGTCATAGGGTTACATCTCCTATGCTTTTAGGTATAAAAGATTCTACAGGACTAGGTAACAACGCAGAAGAGTTAAAAACCGCAAGTGAGCTTTTTGAGAATACTGTCATTGCTCCTATGCAAGAGACAATACTTGATGCTTGTGATGAGATACTTGCTTACAATGAAATTGCTTTAAACCTTTATTTTATTACTTTACAGCCACTCTCTTTCCAAGAGAATGTAGTTATTGACCAAGAGACAAGAGAACAAGAGACAGGCGTTAAATTAAGCTCTGTGGATTTAAAAAAACCTTGTGAAGCTGGTTATGAGCAGTATGGTATGAAAACCAAGAATGGTAAAAAAGTTCCTAATTGCATTCCTATCAACAACAGCGAAGATGTCAAGCTAAAAGAGATTGATGGTCAAAAGGTTTACAACACAAAAGAAGAAGCTGAAGCTGCTGCATCTGCTAAAGGATGTGAAGGTTCTCACGAGCATGAGCAGGATGGTGTTATTTTCTATATGCCTTGCTATAGTCACGATGATATTAAATCATTAGATGATGATGAGTATGAAAAAATTTATGAGTCTTTAAATGAGTTTGGTGAGGATATAGATTTAAACGAGTGGGAGCTTGTTGAAGAATCTCCTGTTGACTATGAACAAGAAGCTGCGATTGACAAGATGTACAATTTCGCATCTACTGGCACAGCACGACCAAATGCTAAGAGTGTTCAAGATGGAGTAACTCCTGATGGAAGACCATACAAAGTGAGATATCAATATACTGGAGGACTTCAAGAAAACACAAGAGATTTCTGTCGTATGATGGTTAATGCTAAAAAGATATATCGCAAGGAAGATATTGTCTCAATGAATAGTGTCAATTTAAACTATGGTTGGGCAGAAAAGGGCAAGCAGTCACAAGGCTACTCAATATGGTTCTACAAAGGTGGAGGTGCTTGTCATCATTTTTGGATGCGACAAGTTTATATGGGTAAAGAGGGAGCGAATAACGTAGATGCCAAAAGCCCAAAAGCAGAAGTAGGAGTAAATAAGGCAAAAAGAGAGGGAGCTAAAATTGTTACCAATGATCCTAAAGTAGCAAAAAGACCAATCGATATGCCAAATGAAGGATTTGTAAACCCAAGATAAACTATGGCAACAGCATTATTTATATCAAGAGAAGATTTAGTACGAAACACGCTGATTTCAGGCAGTTTAGACGTTGACAAGTTCATACAGTTTATAAACATCGCTCAAGTCATTCACGTTCAGAATTTTACAGGAACAAAGTTGTATGATGCAATCAGTAATATGATTATCAATAACACACTTACTGTGGCTGACAACCCTAATTATTTAAAATTAGTTGTTGATTTTTTGCAGCCCATGCTCATTCAGTATGCAATGGTTGAGTATCTTCCATTTGCAGCTTACACAGTAGGCAATGGAGGTGTTTATAAGCATACTTCAGAAACCTCTGTAAGTGTTGACAAGTTAGAGGTAGATTATTTAATTGAAAAGTCTCGTAAGCTCGCAGATTACTACACAGACAGATTTACGGACTACATGATTTACAATCAAAATCTATTTCCTGAATACACAACTAATACTCAAAGCGATGTCTACCCTGACTACACAGTACAAAACACAGGTTGGAACTTGTAAAACCACTTACAAGCCTAAACTTGAAAATCAGAATAAATTAAAAACCTTTTTAAATAAAAATAAAAAATGAGTTTTATAGAAATATTTAAAGACAATAACGACTGGAATGAGAAAACAATTGTTGGAGCTTGTAGTTTTGTCGTTTTAGTATTATTTGCAGGTCTTGATCTTATTACAGGTCTTTATGGTAAAGAATTAATTGTAAGTGACACAATTTTGCAATCTTTTATGATTTTAACTTTAGGATCATTTGGAATTGCAAGTGCTGAAAACATTTTTCCTATTAACAAAAAATCATGCGATTGTAAAAAATGAAAAACAGATCACCGATAGACAGATTAGATTCGTTTGGAGAAGATACAGTATTAGGTCTTTCCATCAAAAGTTTAATTGCTGTAGCTATGACTATAGCGGTAGCGGTTTCAGGTTATGGAATGCTCAAACGGGACATCGAAATCGCTAAAGAGCTTCCGATTGCACCTGTATCATTAAAGGCTTATGAACTCCAGCAGGAGTTGATTGAGCAATCTATTATCACTACACAGCAAGATATTGAATCCATAAACTCTAGTTTACAAAAGATTGATGAAAGGCTTTACAATCTATCTAGGAAATAATGCTTTCTAAGAACTTTTCTCTTGATGAGATGACTCGTAGTAGTACAGCCAAGTCTAAACGCATAGACAACACACCTAACGAGGCTCAAATTGAATTTATGGTTGAGCTATGTCAAAGTGTATTGCAACCGATTCGTGATAAGTTTGGGCCAGTAAAAATTAATTCAGGATTTAGAAGTGCAAAATTAAATACTGCTATTGGTGGAAGTACATCTTCTCAGCATTGTTGTCTAAATGGCGCAGCAGCAGATATTTATTTTAAGTTAGGTAGAGCTGAAGTTTTTAATTGGATAAAAGAGAATTTAAGATTTGATCAATTAATTTGGGAATTTGGTGACGAAAATGAGTCACTTGATGGTAATGGCCCTGCATGGATTCATGTATCGTACAATTATGGTAAAAATAGAAATCAAATTTTAAAAGCAATTAAACAAAATGGCAAAACAAAATACCTCAACTTTTGAAGATTTTATCAATGAATTGGAAGAAAAAACTCAACCTAAAGTCTGCAACATTGACAATCCTAACGATTGTGATTCTTGCGGTAGTTAATGGATGCGGTATTGCTCA